GATGTATGGTACCTTTGATGGTATTAGTGTAGATTTTGAAGGCGATTGTGAATTGCTAGAAGAAGCACAAGAGACTGATGATGACTTTTATTATTCTACATGGTTAGAAGAAAATGGTTATGAACATACAGATACTGATTACTACATTTATGGGCCAGTGGAGTACGCGTGATTGAATTGGATGTACAAGTAGGCGATACCATTATGGTAGGTAAGTTTAAAAATAAAAGAGTAACCGTGGAATCAATCGAATACGATGAATTCGGTATGCCAATCATAAATGGTAGTCCAGCATGTACGTTTAGAATGGTTCCTAAACCGAGGAAAGAAAATGAAAGATAGCAAGAACTTTATATGGGTAACCTTTCAGAAAGAAGGTATCCACAAGTACCCTCAAGCACTTACAGATCCTAAACTAAAGGAAGTAGAGTTTTTGGGTTATCCTCATCGTCATATGTTTCACTTCAGAGTTGAGATCGAAGTGTTCCATGATGATAGAGATTTAGAGTTTATCCTGTTTAAGAGAGAACTAGAAGGACTGTATAGCGAACAAGGAGCTATGCAAGTTGATAACCAGTCATGCGAAATGATTGCTAGAGAGTTAGCTAAATACATACAGACTAAATGACTAAATATCCTAACAGGGCACTCAGTATATCAGTAGCAGAAGACAACGAGAATGGGTGCAGGTTAGTATGGGAATAACATGCAGAAATTTTCAGACTTTTTGGAACAACAAGAACTTAAACCCAACACTATAGTTTGTAGTGGAAACGGTTCCGGCAATCAATGGACTGTTAAGTCCTGCGGAAAGAACGCAATGTCTTTCCTAAGACCTGGTACAAATCTTACCAACGACCAGGTGGAAGACTTGAAAGGTAAGAAATGGGACGTCAGGTATGCTGATGAGATCACACCTAAGAGTGATGGTCCTAAACATTCAGGCAAAGCTGGAGTACCACAAAAGGATTAATCATGGAGAAGTTATATTATGAAATTTTGTCATATTGCACCGACGCCTCACTTAGACGACTTTGCTCGTTATAATAAGGCACATCTTACATTAGCGCACTTAGTAAAAGAAGATCCTGAGTACGTTAAGTTCTATCAACAGTTACGACAAGACATTTATGCAAATCGTAGAAGCGCTGGTCATGTTGATAGTCAGTACATTAACATTATGGACAACAGTGCCTTTGAACTATACAAGGCTGGTCTACCAATGTTTAACCCAGAAGAGTTAGTTGATCTTGCAAAAGAGATTAGAGCAACTCATATCGTACTACCAGACCATCCAGCACATCCTTCAATGGTTACTATTGATGATGCTAGACGATATGCACCTGTATTCAAAGAGAATGGTTTCAAGACATTCTTTGTACCACAGAGTGATCTTGGTGACTTAGAAGACCTCATTACTGCATTTGCTTGGGCAGCATCTAGTCCACTTGTCGATTACATTGGTATTAGTATTCTAGCTGTACCGAATGCTTATAATTGTGAGAAGGGAAATAACCTTCAAAGATTCCTATCAAGATGGAGATTCATGAATGAGCTATACGATCGTAACTTACTACAACTTGCTGCGCAGAACGGCAAAAAGATTCACTTCCTTGGAATGGTTGACGGACCAAACGAGATCTCTCTGGTTAGAGATTTTCATATTGATACTTGGGACAGCTCTGCTGGTGTTTGGGCTGGACTTAATGGAATCTCCTTTGACAATTCACCAACTGGATTAATCAATGGTAAATTTGAGAAGCACGTTGACTTTTCAGCTGATCTAATAGAGAATACAGACATTGCTAAAAAGAATGTCAAGTATATTGACGATCTAGTAGAAAGATACAACAACACAGAGAGACTATGAAATATAGATTCAGAGAAGATAAGATCCTTAAAGAAGTAAGTGACTACATTGCTGGTACTTACAAAGCTCATTATGTAAATGAGAAGGCTGGTACTAAGGATGAAGAGATCCAAACTATAGATGTTTGGAAACAGATTGGTCATGTAGAAGAAGCATGTCATTCGAATATTATTAAGTATGCAATGAGATATGGTAAGAAAGATGGTTACAATAAGAAAGACCTTATGAAGATCATTCACTACACTATCTTGTTGTGGCATTTCACTCAGGAGGAAGATAAGTGAGTATGAGACACATACTGTCAAAGTTCATTACAGACGATGAGCTGTTGACTAACGTACAAGAAGGAGACAGTCAACCTAATGCTGTAGACCTTCGTGTACAAGATGTATTTGAGATCAATGATGCTGAGTTTCGTCTCGAAGGAGATAAGAAGACTCACAGAGGATCAGAAAAGATTAACGTTGATGAGAATGGATGTTGGTATCTACAACCAGGCATCTATGAGATCATTATGGAGAACATTGTAAAAATTCCAAAAGGGTATGCTGGCTGGGTTATTACAAGAAGCACATTGAACAGGAACGGTCTGTTCATTACATCAGGATTATACGATTCCGGTTACAATGGTGTGATGGCAGGATTGCTTCACGTTAAGGGTGGACCAGCTGTACTTCAAAGAGGTAGCAGAGTAGGTCAGTTCTTATTGTTTGAAGCAGAGACACTATCAATGTATGATGGTGATTATGGAATCGGAAAGGAGCACGACACTAAGTATGGAAATTAATATCCCAATTGAAAAACTACAGAAGAAGTCTTTGTTCATTGCAACACCTATGTATGGTGGTCAGTGTGCAGGTATCTTTACAAAGTCAACTAACGACTTGTCTGCATTGGCAATGCACTACAAGATCCCACTAAAGTACTACTATCTGTTTAACGAGAGCTTGGTAACAAGAGCACGTAACTATTGTGTAGATGAGTTCTTACGATCTGATTGTACGCATATGATGTTTATCGATAGTGACATTGGATTTAACCCTAATGATGTTATCACTATGCTTGCTCTGCAAGACGAAGAAGATCCAGAGAACAAGTATGATATTCTCTGTGGTCCATATCCTAAAAAGTGTATCTCTTGGGAGAAGATTGCAGCTGCAGTAAACAAAGGTGCAGCAGACGAAGATCCAGAAATACTTGGCAAGTTTGTTGGCGACTACGTATTTAATCCAGCTCATGGTAAGAATGAGATTAAGATCAGTGAACCAGCAGAAGTACTAGAAGGCGGTACTGGTTTCATGATGTTTAAGAGAGAGACTTTAGAAAAGTTCCAAAAACATTTTGATAATATGTACTATAAGCCTGACCATGTACGTACTCAACACTTCGATGGTACAAGAGAGATCCTTGCATTCTTTGATGCGGTTATCGATGACAAGCAGTTGTTCATGAAGCAAGAACTTTCTGCTTTCTTTGAAAAGAATCCAGAAGCAACGCAAGAAGAGATTCTAGCGTTTGTGGAAGATAAGAAGACTAGTGCTATTGACGGCAAAGTATACTCAAACAGATATCTGTCTGAGGACTATATGTTCTGTCAATGGGCTAGATCAATTGGACTTGGCATTTGGCTATGTCCATGGATGGAACTCCAGCACATCGGTTCGTTTGTGTTTGGTGGTTCATTGAAAGACCTTGCGTCAGTAGGACAACCAGCAACAGCTGATCCTAGCAAGGTTGGTAAAAACAAAACAATGTAGGACAATTTATGTTAGAATCTTTAATTTTAACAACAATGCTAACATGGGGTACAGAAACATTAGATACTCCTATTGGCGAGATTGATGCTCACGTCAACCAACAAATGGTAAGTGTACAGAACTTACAAGGTTGGACTGTCGAAGGGTATGAAATCTCTATTAATCCTGACATCGGTAACAAGATGTCAATGACTGACTTTGCAATTGGCAAATCATGGAAATATGGTACTGTCACTGTAGGGGAAGACATCATTAATGTACGAGGAGTATATCCAGTATACGGTGAAAAAGTGTACGGGATTGCTGGGGTTACGTTTAGGGACAGAGTAGATAGAGCAGTTGTAGGTATTGGGTACAAGTTTACTGACAATATCTTCATGCATGCTAGTTATGGACAAGCCGATTATAAAGATGGGTTTGACAGTAATTTTACAGCACTAAGTTTGGTGTTTGTATATTAAATGGAAATTATATTATGAAATTAAGTGAAGCAACAATCAACATCATGAAGTCGTTCAGTACTATCAATACTGGTATTGAACTACAGCCTGGAACTACATTGAGAACCATCTCACCTCAGAAGTCTATTATGGCTAAAGCTGAGATCGATGACTCAATTCCTGGTGCTGGTTGTTTTTATGAGCTGCCAAGATTCTTGGGAGCTCTTACGTTGTTTGATCAGCCTCAGTTAGACTTCAATGAGAAGTATGTAACTATCAGAGACGCTAAGAGAAGTTTGAACTATACGTTTGCGGACTCACAAATGATTGTGACTCCTCCTTCAAAGGAAGTTCAACTACCTCAAGTCGATGTGGAAGTTAAGATCACTTGGGCTGACTTAAACAATACTATGAGGGCTGCTAGTGTAATGTCATTGCCTGAGATTGCAATCAGCTCTGAAGGTTCAACTATCAACTTAGAGGCCATCAGCAGTAAGAATCCAACTGCTGACAAGTATACAACGGTCGTTGATAGTAATGCAAGTGGCAAAGTATTCAAAGCTGTGTTTAAACTTGAGAACCTTAAACTATTGAATATGGATTATAACGTTGAACTGTCAAGCAAAGGTATTGCTAAGTTCACATCTGTGAACAATAAGACTTGGAAGGATGATAAGCAACAGATCCAAGGTGGTCCAAAACTTACATATTGGATTGCTACCGAGCAACATAGTTCAACCTTTGAGTAAAATTATAT